ATCTTCAAAAGAACTAAATTATCTAGATGGTTCTGCGAAAGAAATATTAGAAGAAGTCCAACGAGAATTTCCTGACACTGATTACTTTGATATGGAAACATGTCTTTGTAGCTACCGTAAAATTTTCAGAAATCATCATACGAGATTCTTAGGTTATTATATTGCTAGACAGCGAGAAGAAATAGAAACTGTTGAAAAAGATGGTTGGAATGGAATTGATTGGCAACCATTATGGGATGCAAGAATAGAAACACTAGACAAAAGATTGCTCGATTTACAACTCACAAAAGAAAATAAATCTAACTCTCAATATCTTGCTACAAGGGAAATCTTATTGCCTTGGGAAAACTGTGAAGTTGGTTTAGAGAAGTTTTTCACATAACCAAATTTTCTTATAAACTTTGTTATTTCTAGTCCCTACGTTGAAGGAAGGGTAAGATACATTATTCTGTTCGCAGAATTTTACCCTATCTTCTACTATGAAGACTTCTTTTGTAATGATATTGGTAATTTTCCATTTCTTACACAATGATTCACGTGGACGATTTGAAACGTCTTTTAATTTATTGGAAACTTTATTTTTAAACTCTTCTGACTTAGGAACTCCCTTTCTTTTTAATGAAAGAGCAAATTTGTGTTTTTCAGATTGTTTATGCCCTTTTAAAGATTTTCCTGCCTTTGACATATGTTCTAAAAATTTGTCTGGGTTATTCTCTTTATATACTTTCATTCCTTTTGAAATTTTTGTTTTTGATTTTTGAGAATGTTGAATTACTCCGTGAGAGGGATCTCCTATAATCATATTAACACATAAAGGATTGCTTATGTTATCAGAAATATATTCTATTTCTTTTGTCAACATGGTTTCAGGGGTTTCGCAAATCTGCAGAATTTCTTTTATTAAATTTTTCTTGTCTTTCAGCATATCAGCTGATCCGGATCCCAGGTATCCATCTTCTATGTTTTCAGTAACATGCCTTCCAATATAAAATTGGTTTGACTTTTTGTGCGTAATACGGTATACTAAATAATACATAATTAGACCTAATGCTTGTGAACTTATAAGAAGTATTTATAATATGGGAGATTTTATATGCGTGTGATTGCAATAGGTGGCGAACCAGGTGCTGGTAAGTCTACGTTGATGAAAGAAATTCTCAATAAGTATGGTTTCATTCCCAAGTTTGATCAAGTAAAGTTAGTTCCCTATCATCAGGCAGGTCTTGCTTATATTCTCGGTAAGTATGAAGAGGGTGAAACCTTTTCTGGCACTGACCGTATGTCAATGGCTGTTCAGCCAGAAGCAATTAAATTTCTAGCAAGTTTAGATAAAGATGCGGTTGTTCTTTTCGAGGGCGACCGTCTTTTCACATCATCGTTCCTTGAACATTGTGTTGAGAACTATGAAACTGAGATCGTTTATCTAGAAACTGATAAGGCTGTACGACAAGAGCGTTATAAAGAGCGTGGTAGTAATCAGAACGAAACTTGGTTGCAGGGTCGTGAAACTAAGATTGCTAATATTCTTTCTAACATGACTCTTATGTTTAATACAGTTAAAATGAAAAATAATAACAAGGAAGAACAAAAGGCTATTCTAGAACACATTGTGAATTTTGCGGAGGTGAAATGACTAAGACATATAGATTTGAGAATGGTGACTATTATGGTCAGCCGCTTTCTGCGTCGGGTGATATTTCTGGCGCAACTGCTTCAACTTGGCCGCCTAAATACAAGTATAAGGAAGACGAAATCATTCGTGACTTCCACGCCTATATAGATAAGACATATGGGCAGCATTATATGACTGAAGAAGAGAATATAGAATGTTTCGATGTGTGGCTTGCTCTTGGTGATTCTATGCCTACCTTCCGAAACACTGCTATCAAATATCTTTGGCGCTATGGCAAAAAGCATGGCAGCAATAAAGATGACTTGCTTAAAGTCCTTCATTACGTTATAATGATGTTGTACGCCGATCATTATAAGGACAAGAAATGAAGACTTTAGAGGAATATGAAGAAGAGAAAAGAAAGCTAAGATTTGAACATGGCACTGGTATTCAGTGCCCAGCTTGTGGTGATGAGTTAGTTGTTTCTGATCCTGGTATGATCTTAACAACTTATCCTCCTCGTAAAGCAGTTCATTGTCCAACTTGTAAATATCATAATACTATTACAGCATAAGAAAGGTATATTATGGAAATTAAGATCCCAATTGAAAAACTAAGAGAGCGTAAGTTGTTTGTGGCCACGCCAATGTATGGTGGTCAGTGCGCAGGTATGTTTGCTCGTTCATGTGCGGATTTGTCCGCTTTGTGTACGCAGTATGGTATCCCACTTCAGTTTTATTATTTGTTCAATGAGTCGTTGGTTACTCGTGCACGTAATTATTGTTGCGATGAGTTTATGCGTTCAGAAGCACAGCATATGATGTTCATTGACTCAGACATCGGTTTTAATCCTCAGGATGTTATTGCACTAATGTCACTACAGGCTCTTGAAGAAGAGAAGTATGATATCATTGGTGGTCCATATCCTAAGAAGTGTATCTCTTGGGAAAAGATTAAGCACGCCGTTGATAAGGGTGTTGCTGATGATGATCCAAACGTTCTTGAGCGTTTCGTTGGCGATTACGTCTTCAATCCAAAGGGCAATCAGAGTTCGATTCCAATCTCAGAGCCAGTTGAAGTTCTAGAAATCGGAACTGGATTTATGATGGTTTCTAAGAAGGCTATGACTAAGTTCTATGATTCGTATAAGGATCAGTATTCTTATAAGCCAGATCATGTCCGTACTGAGCACTTCGATGGTAGCCGTGAGATCCTTCAGTTCTTCCAGGCAGAAATCGATCCAGTTTCTAAGCGTTATCTTTCAGAAGATTATTGGTTCTGTCAGAAGGCTCATGCAATTGGTCTAACAACTTGGTTCTGTCCATGGATGAAGATGCAGCATGTTGGAACTTACATCTTCGGCGGTTCGCTTGCTGACCTTGCTTCTATTGGTGCTTCAGCTACTGCTGATCCAGGAGCATTGAAGTCAAAGAAAATGATGAAGTCGAAGAATAAGTGAGAAGGAGAAATATATAATGAAGATTGATGTAGATACAGTTAATGTTTTGAAGAACTTCGCCAAGATTAATCCATCCATTGTTGTTCAGGAAGGTAATGTTCTAAAGACCATTTCACCAACCAAGACAATCATGGCCAAGGCAAAGGTCAAGACTGACTTCGGCCAGCGTTTTGCGATTTATAATCTTGATCGCTTTATTTCAACTCTAAGTTTGTTTACTGATCCAGAACTAAAGTTTGGCGATAAGTCAGTTGACATTTGTGACAACACTCGTAAGACGCATTATGTTTATGCTGACGAGTCAACTGTTACAAAGGCTCCAGAAAAGGAAATTAATCTTCCTTCGGTTGATGTTACTTTCCGTTTGACTAATGACACTCTAAAGGATGTCGAGAAGGCTGCTGGCATTCTTGCTCTTCCAGAGATTGTTGTTATGGGCGATGGTAAGAACCTTTACCTTCAGGCAGCTGATTCCAAGAATCCTTCCGGTGACGTTTATTCTATTCAGATTGGCGACACTGATAAGGCATTTAAGGCAATCTTTAAGGCTGAGAATATTAAGATCATTCCTGGCGATTATGATGTTAATATTTCATCAAAGGGCATTTCCCACTTTGTTCATGATGATGTAGAATATTATATTGCAGTTGAGTCAAGCTCAACTTTCTAACTTGAATGGGGGACTTCGGTCCCCCTCTTTTTGCTATGGAGATATATTATGTTTAGGCAAATCCCTGGTGGATTGATTATCTCAACCTTGTTCGGTGATGAAGTTGCCACTAAGAAATGTAATACTTGTTACGAGGTAAAATATAAACATGAGTTTTATATTGAATCTGTTTCCAAAAGAAGAAACGCAGAACAAGTAAGAAATCAATGCATAGAATGTTGGGATAGGTTTAAAGGCGATGCCGGATGGGGTCGTCGTGTTTTGGAATGTGAAGCGTTGGAGAATGCATAATGAATGAAGAATTCCTTTGGACTGAGAAGTATCGCCCAAAAACTATTGAAGAAACTATTCTTCCTTGTGATCTTAAAGCAACATTCCAACAGTTTGTTGATCAAAAGAATATCCCTAATTTAATCCTAGCAGGAACAGCAGGTGT